TCACACCGTTTTCAAGACCGGCTTTTACCAAATACATGAACACACAGTTTTCAACAAGATTGCCTGTTGTTGTGATTAACTCACCCAAATAGGTGAAATCTTGAAATATGACCATGACAGACATCGAATAGAGTTGCACGATCATGTAAAAAAAGAAGCAGATCATAACCGCCTTTTTGCTAAATTCCCATACCCACAACAGAGAATGAGAATTTTTCTGCACTTCACTTCGTAAGCGCTGCTCTTCTTGTTTCCAATAGAGCTTAATATTAAGGCGACTTAATCGCTTCTCATAGAATTTGTTATACCATTCGGTTAATTTGTTCATTGATATCAACCTTTCGAATTAAAACGACGCTTATTAGCGGCATTCAACGCTGCATTACGCTGAAAGATTTCACGCTTACTTCTCTTTTTCGGAGGAGAATTCTTAACATTACATACTCGAATAAGTGTCAGAAGGCGATTCAAATGCCATTTCTGAAACTCAACGGGTATGTTATAAGCGATCATCCAATAATAAATAAGCTCCGAAGTAACCGTGTCCTTGTTTCCTTTCTGAGTTTTATCCTCATAGAAACGAGTTGCAGTCATCGGAGCTTCAATATAAGCATTTATTGCAGCATAATTTTCGGCTGATAGTCTTGAATATACTTCTGGGTCCACATGTTGGGTTATTGTCATACATCTGACATAGTCAAGAATTTCTTCATCAGTCTTTTCTTGCTTGCCTAAAAAGGCTTTATTCCACTTGCTTTCCCATTTTGAAAGAGAGACCAAAGAATGCTCCAACTGCAAAACCTGTTCTTTCTTGTAGATGAACTCTTCGTTGATCTCGTCGAAATACTCAGCAGCCGGTACGATGATTTTAAGCATTCTTTAGTCCTCCGAGTTTTCGATATTAGTTAGTTGCCACGGGAGCTACAGCAGGTGCAGCAGCATTACCCTTAGAACGCATAACTGCATTCACGAAATCGGCAGCATACTTGTCGTTAGTGACAAGCTTCTCGAACAGCACCTCATAAGCAGGAGTCTCCATAAAGGAGCGAGAAATCTCCTCGGACTTCATGAAGCGTCTGCCATCTTCGCTCTTCTCACCATAAGACTTGGTAATGAAGTTCTCGAAGAATTCCATGATCTTTGCGCCATTGAGATCAGCAGCAATGCTTCTGAGCTGGACATCATAGCCGCCCTTAGCACTTGCCTGCATCTTCACGATTTCGGGCTTGGACAGGTCGAAGTAAAAATCTTCGGTTCTCTGAACACCGTTCAGGTCGTTGTAAGTGATAGTTTCCTTATGCATAATTAGTTTCTCCTTTCAGAATTAAAAAAGTAGGAGCCGCCAGCTTACCTGAATACGGCCCCATTGAATTTAGTTTGTTAAGTCTTAGCCAGCAGCGACTGCGTTGAACATAGTGATGATCTCATCAGGCAGAGGCAGACGAGGTGCAACAGCATCATTTGCGTCAGTAGAAGTAGCATCCTTACCATACAGGATTTCCTCAAGCTGAGCCATGAATTCGGCACTGAACTTGTTGGACTCGAAAGTCAGAGTAGCAGTAGGCTTCAGCTTCTTACCATTGATAAGAGTATCAATAGCCACAGGAGTAGTGCTGACCTCCCAAGACATAGTGGAAGGCTCAACAGAATCGCCGATGGTATCGTGACCCTTTTCGGAAGGAGCAGCCAGACAGCCATATACCAGATGCAGCTTATAGCCGTAATCGTTCAGCTCAGTATCATTACCCATGAGAGTACGATAAGCGAAGCCGAAAGTCTTACGAGACTGCTGACCGGCAAACATACCAGGCATAATCTCAACAGAGCCATCGCACTCAGCGAACTCAGGGGGATACATAAATGCTTCGATAGTACAGCCGAACTCTTCGTTACTGATAATGTTGGCATACTTGATGTTATCAGCGTAGATAGGAGATGCTTCCGCACCAGAAGGACTCTCGGTAACATTAGTCAGACCATTCCATGCGACACCGTTACCGTAGGTGCCATCAGTCTGCATAGGGTAGAGAACGCCATGGTCGCAACCGACTTCGTACAGACGCTCACCAATTTTATCCCAAACAATTTTGGACATAATATTTTCCTCCTTATGAATTAGAAATAGAGCAAGAAACGCCAATTATTAAGGTTCTCGCTTGTATAGTGTCGATCGAATTGACATGTAGGCAGTTGCGCTATCATGTCAACGAAAGAGCTATCAGGATTCTTATCAATCAAATTCACCCAATATCTCTTATACGATAAATATACCCTGTCATCAGCGTGCGTGTTCTCGATATCATCAAGACCGTAAACGATGGCAGGGTAATTCATCTTAACTGACTCAGGAGGTTGAAAATACACATTTCGACTCCTCAGAAGGTCTTCCAACAGGGTCTGTAGATCTAATCTATTCGCCATTGTATACACCTCCAATAGTCAGTCTTAGTCTAGGGTACTGAACTTCAACGCTCGAAATCTTCCATTTAGCACCCATAAACCCAACGTACTTCATCAAGTGAAAATTCTCACTGGCGAACGGATCGGCTAAGATGCTAATCTCATTCGCAACATTGATGTTGTCGTTGAGTTGATCTGCGGACTGAAGCTTCCTCGTGTTGCGGACCAGCTCACCGTAGTACATACGCTCGGTAATCTTTTCCTCCCAAACACCCGGAGCTGTTTCCTCAGTCACAGCATAGCCGATTGGTCCGTAAAATTTCGCCATTTTGAATTTCCTCCAAGATTACTTAGGCAGTGGTAGTAGCAGACTCCAGTTCCTCGATAACGATCGCAGACTTGATACGAGTAAGCTGACCAGACTTACGAGTCTCCAGCAGAGACTGAAGCTGATTGAACTTGATATCGAAGTCAGTGAAGTGAGTGATGTCGCCACCCTTAGAAGCACCATAGCCATAGTCAGCCATGTTCACGCAAATAGCGTGCAGCTTATGCTTATTGCCGTCAGCATCAGTACGAACCTTACCCTCGAACTGAGTAACCTCGTAGATGTTAGCAACACCCAGAGCCGCAGCCAGTTCAGTATCAGTCTCGTAAATGCGACGACCGTTACGATCACGAGCCAGAATCATAGTGTTGTGCATATCGGTAGTGATGAACAGGTCAGGCTTGCCAGTACCACGGAAGTCCTTACGAGCCTTACGCAGAGCAGTCACCATAGCCTCAGCGTAGATGAAGCTCTCACCGAAATACTGCTCAGTGTTGGAACCCTGAAGCTCCTTAGCCATAGCAGCAAAGTCCACATCCTTATGGATAGTGTACAGTTCATCATCAGTCCAGATAGGACGGATCTTATCAGGGAAGATCTTCTCAGGATCACTGTCGAGACGATCGTCACCCAGCATAGTAGCAACAGCCAGAGTCTCCTTCAGAGAAATCTGGTCGATGCCATACTGGAACTGAACATAATCGAAATCTTCGATGTCAGTCACATCGTCACGATGCAGCTCAGAAGTAACATACACAGTCTGAGGATCGGTAGTACGTCTTACCAGAGCATAGTTACCAGTGAGTTTCTTCTGGTTACCCTTCTGATAACCCTTAGCCTGAAGAGCATCAATGTTACGGATATCGACATGGGAAGTGCGAACACGACCATGAGGAATCTTCTGAGTCTTAGCCATAATAGCATTAACCCAGTCCATGTTGTTAGTAATCAGCTCAGGAGTGCGACCAGGATGAGCCTCAACATACTCAGGGAACATGGTGGATACATTACCTTCGCCAGTCTGAACGAAACCGCTGATGTCAGCGTGCTTGAGTTCGTTCTCCTCAGCATAGATTTTCATAGCGGTCTGGAGAGAGCCAACGTTGGGAGACTTAGCCAACTTCAGAATCTCACCCTGAGCCGCGTGGGACAGAACATTCTTCTTGTCCTGCTTGTCGTTGTCAAAGACATTATGTTTCATAATTGTTTCCTCCTTATTGGATTCAGATTTCTTTTCGGGATCTTCAGAGTCCTCGTCAGACTCTCCTTCGGATTTACCTTCCAGTGCCTTTGTCACCATGTAATACATAGCATTCTGCTGCTTGTCCGTCATAGTGTTGATAATGTCAGCGATAGTCTCATCGTCGCCATCCTTCTTATCTTCAGACTTACTTTCGGGTTCATCCTTTTTGTCAGCATCTTTCTTCTTGTCATCGTCGGAATCAGTATCCGCATGAGACAGAACCAGAGGCAGACCAGTATAGATGATTGCTTCCTCGTCAGAATTCTCACCATGGGCGAGCATAGAGTCGATGAAAGCACCGGGATTAGCGCCTTTATGCACCAGACTTACTTCACAAATGCATCCGTGAATAACATCGGAACCATTCTGTCTAAGCTGATTTGCATAAATAGACAGCGCTTTAATGTCGCCGTGCTTAACCAATGCCTTACCAATTTCACCGGATTCAGTGTCATTGAAGAAGCCATAGGTATACACGCCTTCCTCACGATTCTCAAGCCAAGCGTGGCCAAGAACATTGCGAGGATCGTTGTGCTGGTGATTCCAAACCAGCGGAACCTGAATTCCATCATTTTCCTTAAACGCATTATGGCGAATTACTCTACCATCAGAGCATTTAAGGTCATTTCTGGTAGCCCAGCCGCTGAAATCACAAGCTTCAACCTGGAATGCTTTTTCCATTTTGAATTTCCTCCTTGTTTCAAGATTTTTTAGAGACCCTTTCACTCAAATGAAATTTACTTCGGTGGGTCCTCCGTCTCTTCCGTGACAGTTGGAACTTCCGAAGTTGATTCGCTCGGCGCACTCAGGTTCTTATTCCTGAGTTCATCAGCCCTCGGATCATCCGAAGGTTTCATGCCGACAACCTGCCTGATTTCATTCGAAGTCATGATTTCATTTCGAGTGAATTTATCAGCAATTTCAGCGATGTCGTTCACCGGTACAAGTTTGAACGGGTCTCTAAAGAACGAAATCGACTGGAGTTGTGATCTGGCAGTTTTGGTCAGAAACTTTCGTTTCATTTCATCAACAATAGCGGAAATAATAGGCTCGATAGTTCGGTTGTTGTAGTTCAGCATAGTCTTCTCATCCGCCGTACCATCCAAAATGCTCTGAGTGATTCCCAACTGGCTGTATAGCATACTCGTTAAGTATTCAATCTGGGACATCAGGTTGTTATTGACAGAACGATTCAACTGTGTGATTCTCTCGGTTCCATCGGTATAAGCAATACCATATTTGGAACCAGCCAACTGACCTTCAATATCTTTACGCCTGTTTTCGGCTTGTTGACGCCTTGCTTCCGTCTTGATGACATATGGCAACTGGATAATCAAATCGAGTTTTCCAGAACCACTTTGTTCATCAATGACGTCGAGTAGGTTAAGTTTACGAATGAGCCTTTGCATAGTAGAGTTAGGCTCATTGATAACGGCGTACAGAGGATTTTCAATAATCGCAACTGTACTCTTTGGCACCACAATGTCTTCTTTCTTGCCGCTAAGTTCGTTGTAAACACGGACACGAACATGCATCGGATACCAATCTAAAATCTGACCGACTCTCATCGATTGGATATCGTAAGAACCGGTGATGTTGGGATTTGTCGTAGTATCAACAGGAACAATAGCAACACTGCCTTCATCAAACATAGAAATAACTACATCCTGAATAAAGGCGCGAGCTGTCTGATCGATATTCGCCTCGACAGTAAGACAATTATTCAAACCGTCTTGGATAACGGAAATGAAGCGCTCATTTTCATCCAGTCTAATATGCTGAATTTTCAGAGCAGCCACATCGAGGGCTATACGGTTGTAAACCGAGGTGACGATCGACCTTTCATTGCCTCTTGATAAACGAGGTCTATCTGCACGATAGGCATAACTCATCCCTAAATTTCGATAGTCCATCTGGGTACTACCGTTAAAAGCATTCCAAGCATGTTTCAGCCTGGAACCAAAAGACATTTCCATTGAAATCATCACCTCCTTTACACCATATCAACATTTTTCTTCTTATAAGCGACACGGCCGGATGCCCAAATTCCATTCTTCAGTTGTTCCATATCATAGCCTCTGTCCGCAATAGCCATATGAACACCAACTTCGCCACGCTTAGCAACAAACTGTACTACTCGTCCGGATGGTGCCGTAACATTCTTGACGGACTCATTCATAAGTTCGGCCATTTTGCGGTTATAAGCATTGATAGTAGAAGCACTAAGCTTTCCTTTGGATGTCACAGCATTCGGGTCACTTAATAATTGATCTGCATATCGATCGAGTTCCTTAGAAACATCTTTTCGAGCTTTAGATACGATTTTGTCATGGTTCTTATGAGCCCACTTCGTATCTTTTTGCTCTAAACGCTTCCGACCGGCAGGGGTCAAAGAACCGTCTTTGTTCTGATAACGACGAACACCCCAATGCATTCCTTTAATGCCATGGTGATTGAGTTCATCCATTCGACCACCTCCTTATTCAAAAGCGTCTCGATTGAGTTTGTAAGCAATATAAGCGTCCATCATAGCTGCAACAGCATCAATTTTCTGCTCATATCGCTTCTTGAGTAATTTACGGTTTCCGTTTGTATCTTCAAGGGTAATACAGTTACCCATAGCAAAGGTCATAAGGTCCTCATCAAAGAGCAGCATTCTTTCTTCAGAAAGTTTCTTCAGCTCACCAAGAGGAACCGATTCGGTCTTTGCACCCTGAATAACCTTCTCAATTCCAAACGGTCCGTTTTCCTGTTCCCATCGAGCAACGAATTCTTTGGCATTATAAGGGTCAAAGCCGAGACAACGAACATCATAGCCGCACTCAGTAATGTGATTATCCAGATCTTCATAGACATCCATCATGTCAAGCACAGCGCCCTCTAAAACAATCAAACTGCCCTCGGCCATGAATTGATCGTACTTGATTCTCATAGCGGCAGGCAGCTTCATCAAAGTTGTAGAAGTTATGTAGTTTCGAGTCTTAATACCAAAAGACCCATTGGATAATGGAAATAGGAAAGTAAATGCACAGAAGTCGTCACCCTGCGATAAGTCTGCGCCAAGAGCACAAGGCATCTGCCAATAGTCTCTCTTTCGATGCGGGAGTGTTTCCTCATAAGTAAAGTAATAAGTGTAACCCTCCATAGGTAAACCAAAACGCTTAGCGAGAATATCGTTTCGTGCAGCCGGAGCTTTTTCAGCTCTTTCTACATCCAACTGATAAGTTTCATAACTCACCGTCTTACCAAGGTTAGGATTAGCCTTGACCCACATCTCAGGATTGCCAACTTCATCAATGGAATCCAATTTATACCACCAGATAGACACATGAGGGTTAATGTAATCGCCCTTGAGGATGTCCATCAACTCCATTTTGATTGTGTCACCGCTTCCGTTACGAACAGTACCCTCAGAGCTGATTGCTACAATGATATAGTCATTCACCTTAGAGGCACCCTGCTCGATAGCACCAATAACATCCTCTCGAATGTCACCGGAAAGCCATTCGTCCACTGTAGCAACTTTGATCTGCAAGCCTTGGAGCTTGTTGATGCTCATAGGACGGACTTCTAATAGAGAACCAGTCAAGAAATTCTCGACACCTTTCTTTGTAGAAGCCAGCTTAGTACGATTGGCTTTAGAGCCAGTGGTATTTTGTAACGAGCCCTCTGTCAGAAACTGAAACAGCGGTCCTCGGGATCTTGTAATAGCAGTACGGAGAGGAGACATGACCTCCTCAGCCTGCTTCATGGTCGGTGCGGTCGTAATCTGATGAGTAGTAGAAGTATCAACATTAAGAAAATAGCCCTGAAGTGTGGAAGCATACATAGACTTCGCTGCACCTCGGGCTACAATCAAATACTGTTTATTGATTAACCTCTTCTTAACAGTCTTTCGGACATAATGACCGCCATGACCATCGGGATTAGGTCGATAAACACTTCTCTCAACAAAGTAATACCAACCAAAAATTTGTTCGCCCCACAACTTGAATGTGTCAAGCAAACTAAGGTCTGAACCGTCGGTCAATGTGAGTTCTGCTTCGCAATAAGCGATCCATCCCTCAACTGCTTGATCGTCATAGTACACGCCAGGGTTGGCGATTAGATCGTCAATGCGGTTCATCTCCATTGAGATCTCTTTATTTACCGGAATTTCCCCTCGAAGTACGGCATCACGAAACATGCCGTAGTATTTAGGGACGGCAGTGTTAGATAATGCCATATTGGTTTCTCCTTACTTCTTAATCATCTCGTTAACAATATTCTTGATTTTGCCATAATTGTTGTAGATGGTAAGAGCAGTAGTAGATACCGTAGCAACAGTAGTCGCTACTTTCATAGCATCGGAAACAAACTTCTTACCTTTGCTGGTATCGGAATTTGTTAGCTGACTATACTGCTTTTCCATCTGGAGACGATTCAAATGACTTCGAAGTTCAGCATCGCTCATATCTTTAACACTTTTTCCACTATGAGCTTTGTTGTAGTCATCATGGGCAGACTCATTGGAGCGAGACTGTTCACGCTTTTTACCTGCTGCTGTTCGAGTGCCGTCTTCGTTCTGATAACGGCGAACGCCCCATTTCTGACCTTTGATGCCATGATGTTCAAGTGTGTCATCATGCACAACGCTAATGTTTTCCATTTTGAATTTCCTCCTCTCTTTAGTCTGGGTCAACAGTGACATTGATACGCCACTCAAGTTCTTGGATCTGTCGGTTGATAGATTCAATGACAGCCGAGCTTGAAGAGGTTGTATCAAATACCAACTTGACCTTAAGATAGACATATGTCCTCACCATTTCGAGACGAGGATCATCATACAAGAAATCCGACCATTCTGCTCCTGCATCTTCGATACGGAAACCCTCTTCGGGACCAACACCGAGCTGCGTAAGAACAGAGAAAGCTGAGTTAATGTGCATGATGATGTCTACATCAAAGTGCTCATACTCTTCAGCGATTCCGAGCAGCTTTTTAATTGATGTCAGTATACTTTCCATATCGTTTCCTCCTTACTGTCTTACAGCAACGAATTTCTTCATGCAGAAACCTTCAATGCCGGTAACGGTACAGACTGCATACCAGTCATCAGTAGAAGTAGCAGGATCAATCTTGAGTTCATCAAGACAGGTCACAACAACTACTACTTCGGAATCCTTATCGGGTTCCTTACGAATGTTCAGCTTGAGACAATCGGTGACTACACCAATAATGTCTTCAACTGCTTCTTCAGTTTCTTCGACCCTAGTGTCCTCGGCGATTTCAGTAGAATCATCAAGAACGGGATCTTCATAGTGTTTGTGAGACATGTGAAATACTCCTTTCATAATTTTCGCCAAGGGCAAGTGTCATTGCGACTTCGCTGAATTGGTGCAATAATCAAAAGACTCTCATCGCCATAGTGAATTGCGTTATGGGTGTTGAGCTTTGTACAGATTGCATTCTCAGGATCAAAGACGCAAGGATGTCGATTAAGAATGTCATCATAGGTGATAGGGTTCAAATGATGAATGAGAATAGATCCATAAATCTCAAAACCCGGTACACCGAGATCACATCCATTATCGCGAATAATAATTTCGTCTCTGAAGCTCAGCCATTCATCCGAATGATACAATTCCTGATTAAGCCAACGCTGAAATCCAAAAGTCTCTTTACCAACTACGCCGTCTAATTTAAGATAACGAAAGCGTTCTTCGAAAGTTGGAAGAGTAATCAGTTCTGAATAAGTTCTAATACTCATCCTCTTCACCTCCAGCTCCTGAATATTTACGGAATGCTGTAAGGGCTTTCTCGTAGAGCTCTTTGGCTTCACCGTTGGAATTGATGCTCTTTGTTTTTGCATCCATCAAATCTTTCTGCTTTTCAAGAATCTCTTTTTCAAGTCTCTCCTTAGATGAACCGAGCTTCAGATAATGTGTGATGACTTGAGAAGAAGCAGTTCCGTCTCTGAGCTGCTTTTCAGCACATTGAATTGCCAATGAGATCATAAGATTTTCTTGAGCTTCAAGCGACATTGGTGGTCTCGATGTGCTTTGCGATTCAGAAGAGCGAGAAGCTTTTGCTTTTGGCATACTTACTGCCTCCTCTCTTAAGAAATGGTACAGGTAACAGGACTTGAACCTGCACGAGATTATCTCTCAATAGATTCTGAGTCTATTGCGTCTGCCAATTCCGCCATACCTGCCTATATTTACAGCACTTTCATATAAAGGAGAATTCCTTTTATATGGGTTTCAGTGCAGTATTTGAGAGAACTTACAGAGCTGGCTTCCGGGCATTCACCGAAAGGAGAAAAGAAACATGAAAGGAGGTCCACTTATGGAAGTTGTTCCAACCCTGCAAGCTCGCTCAAATACTGCACCGGGTCATAAAAGGGTAAAGACCATTCCCAAAAATCACCCCCGGGGAAATTTTTAAGACCGGCGCGATGTGGGAGGGGGTGTAGTTTTCGGGAGACCCCCTATACCCTTTTATGGCTTAGTACCATAGTACTGATAGTGTGATAATGTGTAGAAAACTACAAATGAATTAAACATTTACTTTTTTCAAATGATTTTTTCACATAAAAGAAAGTGAGGGAAGAACCGGTTAAAGCTCTTTCCCTCAACAACAAAGCTAAGCAACTCGTTTTACTTTCTTGTAAATGTTCAAGAAGTCATGCTTAATAATTTCGTCGATTGCTCTTTCAATTTCTTCATCGTTTTCTTGGTCAGAGAACTGTTCAGAAGTTTTAGCAATTCGAGCTAAGTAAGCACAAGAATAGTAACCTTTGTCGACATCAAACCTGAACCAATCGGAGAACTGTTCGAATGGATCGAAAGGATTGTCGAATGTGGTTAATGCAACAGAGCCATTCATACTAGGTCACTCCTTTCAATTCAAGTAATCGGACACAGTGCTTGTTGAAATGCCTAGGGCTTCAGCAATCTCAGAGGTACTATAGCCAGAAGCATTCATAGATGCAATCTTATTTTGCTTAGCCTGGCTAAGTGTAGTCGTAGTACGGGGAGTAGCACGCTGTCTAAGACTATCTATGTCCACATTGTCGATGATCTGGGTAAGCTTATTCTCACTGATAGCTCCGGCTTGAATAGCTTCCCATTCTCGATCTGTTATTTTGATGGTCTCTCTTTTGGCACCTACGGCGGCACGAGCTTGAGTAAGTGCCTGCTGGGAGGCCTTTTTTATTTCGCCACTAGTCATGCCCGGATTATCCTGTTTCTTTGCCGCTATAATAGCATTGGCCATGGTCTGTGCCTGTCTTTCGCGAGGGGCATTCTTCAGAGCCACATTTAATTTAGCGTTAAGGGAGTCTACTTCTGCCTGATAGGTCTCTTTGGCAGATGCAGAGTACGGGACTTTACCAGTAGACAATATTTCGAGACGGGCTTGATTTCCAAGGGCCTTCATTTTATTGGCATAAGTAGCATATGCTCTTTCGATAGGGGTGTCAGCATCAGACACGAGAGTGAAGGCATCTTTGGTTTCAGCCATTTTTGTAGAAGGTTGGGTACGGGTTTTAACCTTACCTGTTCTCTTATCCACATAGGTTAGATCATCAGCAGTTTTCCAGATGTATTCACCTGTTTCAGGGTCAATCGTAGGACTGCCTTGTCTTTTAGGAACAGAGGTTTCAGATTTTGCACGGGAAATTAAAGTAGCAGCACCTTCTCGGTATCTACCTTCTTCGTCAATATGTCCCTGATACTTCTTTTTAAGAGAGCTGATAGCATTATCGGCTTCACTTTGCTTGTAATCCAGCTTGTGTTTTTCAGCATCGATAACAACCATACTATGACGAACTGCTCTTATAAGTTCTTCATTGGTTGCTCCTCTCAATGTCATATCAGTAATCAAATTTGAAATTACACCCATTTCTTTTTGGGTATTATTCATTCTTTGATACATCTTGCCGTTTCGGGTATAATACTCTTTGCCGTTGGCATCAACCTTTACAGGTTCACTAGAGTCAGGTCCATATTCCAGCTTACCGTCAAAGTCTTGAAGTTCCTCGAAAGGACGAGTGGCTGTAATTCTAACTTTACTTTTGCTCGAATTACACGGTATGACCATAACGGTATCACCATCGAAATCTGCACCGGACAACTGGTCTGCAATTTTCTTATTGATACCAATAGCATCTTTAGGTGTGTTACCTAACACCCTTCGTGCTTCTGCCTGTTTATTATTAACAGTCAGTATAGGAATCTCAAAAGTACCTCCATGAGGATATCGAATCAATGCAACCGTTTCACCATTTTTATAATTTGGTGCATAGACTTCATTATCCTTCATAGATGGAATAGGTAATATTACCTGATACTTCTGACGAGGTAATGCGGCAGCCTGAAGATGCACAGCAGCAGAATCACAATCATCAGCAAAAGACTTCAAAAGTGACTTTTTAACTGTAGGATTGGTTAATGCACAAATCTCATCAAATTCTGCCATTTTATCGGAAGCAGCTAAATCAAGCTGTTTATTAACCAATGACAGATTCTGTTTGGAAAGGAACTGAGACGGAAGTTTATCAGCCCATTCACCCCAATCACCTTCTTCAGCACGCTTATTGATGAGAGAAAGCTGTCGTTCACCGTTGGCATCAATGTAATAGCTTTGACCACCCGCTTTAATAAGAGATCCAAAAGGATTATCCGGATCATCCTTGATCTTTTTCATTACATCTTCCTTAGGAGTACCCTTCTTTTTATTGGTATTGAAACGAACATCAACGCCATCCGGAAGATCGTCGGAATAAACAGCCATTCCTTTCAGATATCGATTACCATCCACTAAGATACGAACCTGAGCATAATGAGAATTGCCGAGAGAAAGATCTTCTACGCCACGACGAATTTCGATTACGCCATCTTTATAGATACCACCTTCTTCTGCATAACAAATCTGCATACGCTTAGAATCCATACTTTTTGGATAAACAAATTTGTCGAATGTTTCGCCGCCATCATGAGACACATAGTCTCGCACAGAATGAACATTTTCGAAATTATAAATCTCTTTATGCTCAGTTCCGGGAGGACAAAGGACTTTGATGTTTGTCTGTTTACCGGGATTTGTTACTTGGGGAACACCACCACCATAAATCGGATAGCCTTCCATTTCCAAAATATAAAGAGCCTGATTCATCTTTTCTTTAGAAATACCAAGCTCTCTTTCAACACCTGTACCGACATCAATCATGCCTTTTTCAGCTACCTGCTGTTTAAGAAAGTCAGCAGTAGTTTTTGCCTGATTCATTCTGGCTTCGGAACTCTCATTCAAAAGAGAACGAACTGAAGAATCATTAGCAAAGCCCATTTTGTCAGCGATTTCATTCAAACTATAACCCTTTTCTCTAAGAGCTTTAGCTGTGGCAACATCTTGAGATCTTCGTTCATCTTTAGCTAGACTCATCTGAGTTCTAAACTGCGTTGTACTAAGACCCATAGATTTTGCAATGGCGACTTCGCCAGTGTAAGTCTTTCCATCTTCATCGGTGAATGTGAAGTTGTTACGCTTCATTTCCTCAACTCTGGATAGAAAATCGCCACTATGTTGGTAAGGGTTATCACCAGAACCCCACGGATAGCGACCGGAACGACGCGGCATTCCATAATGCATTAGCATTTCTTCCACAATGGGATTCATAGTTTAGCCCTCCTGTTCTTTTACTTTTCTGATTACTTTGTCAAAGGTAACAATCTTATCCATAATTGGAGCGATGTCTTCGACAGTTGGCGTATGATACAAAATTTCATTATTCTGATACAAACGAAGTTCCATATCAATAGTCGCCGGTTTGATCTTGTATTCCAAACAAAAAAGAGCAGCATATATTTCGAGCTGCTCCATGTGCGCCGGAACGACGCCAGTTTTTAAGTCATGAATACGAAGTGTGTTGTTTCGGAACACAATAGTGTCCGCAGTGCCAAAACAATTCTCGGAATAGAATAACACCTGTTCTGGAACCATTCGGAAACTAATAGCATCATTGACATACATATTCAATGTCTTCTGAGTTTTAGGAAGTTTTTGTCCTAAACGAATACACTGACATGCAAAGTCATGAAGCACAGTTCCTCGTTGTGTAGCTAAGAACTTCGAATAAGACTCAGCCACTTTAGCTTCATCGTAATTGATCCAATGATACTTGCTGGCACCAAGAAAGGCGTGTTGGCCTTCAAGATTCGAATGATTGTTGAAGATCATGCAGCACTTCCTCCT